CAGGCCGAACGGCAGGAGGACCTCGGTCAGGGCGTCCCTGGCAGGATGTACGAAGCTCCACCCGGTGGGGATCGTGTATGACCGGAGCGCGGCCGGGATGCGCGCCGAGACCTTTACGGGCTTGTCCATCGCCGCAGCGATATCCGGGATGATGCGGCTGAGCACCGAGGCGCCCTTTGGGTAGGACTTGATGAATGGTGCGTCGCGGTACGCCCGGCGCCCGTCGGCGGCCTTGATGGTCGTGACCCTGTCCTGCATCTTGCCGACCGTGATCACGCCGTCGCGGGAGATGGCCCCGCGGAATAGCTGCCCAGGGATGTCCGCCCCGGCGTTGACCGTCAGGATCAGATTGGGCTTCTCGAGGTATCTCCAGGTGTCCTCGCCAAGATTATGGATTGTGGCCGTCGCGGTGTTGGGCTTGCTTGTCGCGTAGCTCGTGCACTCAAATGTACAATAGAGCCCGGCCTGAGGGTCGTCCGGATTGAGGAAGCTCCGCGCGGACCCATTGGCCTCACCGACCACGAGGTCAACAATCGGCTTGGGGATGTGAAGCGATTGGACCATTAGCTGATAACGGTTACCGTAACGTTTGCTGGTGCACTGCCGTAGATTCCGGCGTCGTACACGTCCTGAATATTGAGCTCAACCAGTTTCGCAGATCGCCCGAAGTCCTCGTATCCAGCCTCTGCCCCGGTGGTGCCAGTGTCCATCAGGGCGATGAATGCAGGCATGGGGGTGGGCCCCAGGTCGTCGCCCCAGGGCGTCCGAATGAGATTGTTGATGCTCAGGCGCCGGCCCTGGTCTATCACGTCGCCGTCCTCGTCAAACCAATCGCACGTCCAAGAGTCGGTCCTTTCGTTGTATCGTGCCCGGTAAGACGTCGGCGGCAGTTCGTCCTGCTGTTGCGATGCGTCGAGGACGTTGACTCCGTCGATGACAAGCTCGTCGCCAAGGTCCGGGACCCAGTTCTCAAATTCATAAATATTGAACTGGTCTATTTGGTCTGATGGCGGAAGGATTCGCATTTTATCCTCCTGTTGCCGAGCTGAACCGCGACTGCGAACGGCCGAACAGCCCGAGGCTAGCCTTTAGTTGTTTTTTCTGGGCGTCCTTGATGGACTGCTCAGTGGCCGGCGCCCCGCCCTTGCCGTCCTGCTTACGCTTCACCTTCCGCTTGAGCCTCGACGGGTCAACGGCCGAGGTCTGCGTTTTCCCGATGGTCATCTGCCGGAGACTGATCGATGCCCGCATGCTCTGTCCGTCCTCCACGCCCTTGGAGAATCTGATAGCGGAGATGGCAGCCGGACCGGTGTACAGGTCGCATACCACGTTGACCAAGTCCATCTTGTCGGCCAACTCCTCAAGCGACTTCTGCATCTGCTTTAGGACAGTGGGGTCGGTTGACGGCGTCGGCTGAAAAGTGCGCGGACTGATCGGCGTGATGGCGACGGCGCCCTCCGTGTTGAGGACAAACGGCTTTCGGTAAATGTGGTCCGAGACGTTGCCGCTATTCTCGACCGGGTGCTCGGTGATCCCGTATTGGACATCCTTGCTCACGTCGGTCGTGAAATCGAACTCAAAGTCCGGGGTCTTGGGCGACAGCGTGTAAATGTAGACGGTGATGTTTGCGGTCATGGGGTCACCAGTGTCGGGATGCCCACGCCGCCAGTGGGGGCAGTCGGTGACGGCTTGAGGTCGCGGATGGTCCCGTTGATTGCGGTCCTCATCGACCTCTCAGCTGCGGCCGTGGCCACCCTCTTGGCTGCCGCTTCGTCAAGGCCGTTTGCGTTTACAGTGGTGTTAGCCGTGACGGTGACGGGCGCGCCCCCGGCGCCTGGCCTTGGGATAGCCGCGCCAGGACTGATCCCTCCCGTGACTTCCGTATTCCTGCCGAGCAGGAAATTCTTTGCCCGGCCGCCCAGGGAGACCACCTTGTCCTTGATGGTGCCGAGGAAGGTCTTAAAGCCTGCCCACGCCTTCGTAGCGAATCGAGCCGCGGCTTCAAATGCAGCCTTTAGGGTATTGGCAACCTTCAGCCCGGCTAGCTCGATGCCGTCAAACATAGCCTGCATGCTGCCCCAGAAGTCCTCGAAGACCCCAATGAGACCGCGGACTGCTCCGGCTAGTACATCGACGATAAATGCAGCGAGGCGGGCAACCAGGCCGATGATGATGCTAAGCCACCTGACGACACGGGACAGAGCAAATCCAATTCCAATGACGATGAACAGCACACCCTTGAAAAGGATCTTTCCAACCTTCTTGGCTAAAGCCCCGATTGTCGTGAGTTTAATCCCGAAGGCCGCGCCGAGCATAACGATGGATTCCCAAAGGGCCTCAAAGGATTTAGACAGCGTCTCGATGACCGCGATGAACTCTGTTTTGATTAGCTGCAGCCCGGCCAGAATATCCTTGTCCTGCCCGAACAGACGCCCGGTTAGCGACCGCTCACCCTGGGCGAAAAATACCAAGTCCTCGATGATGGCGGCGAGGAAAATGATCCCGCCGGCGATGGCCAGGATCTTGAGCTGGGCCAGTAGCATCTGGGCATTGAGGGCCCGGAACCATGTGACCGCCGATTTGATGACGACGACGAATGAGCGCCACTGAGCAATTACAAACACGGCCACGATCTTGGCGATGATGGCCCCGGCTACTGCGGCCATTACGCCAAGGGCGTGCAGCATCTTCGTGGCGTTGTTGCCCTCGGACGTCCACTTGATGAATCGGTCGATCGCCGTGTTAAGCGCCGGCAGTAGCTTTAGCGCGATGGAGTTGCGGACGCCTCGCAGGCGCGCCTTCATCAGTATCATCCGCTTATTGAACTTGCGGGCGCTCTCAATGGCGTCCTTGTCCAGGACGACGCCAAGGCGCTTGGCCTCGGCGGCCATCTTCTTGAATCCCTCGGACCCTAGATTGAGCAGGGGCAGCAGGCGCTTGCCCATGTCGCCCAGGCCGGACATGGCAGCAAAGGTCCGCTTAGCGCTCGGCCCAGTCTTCTGCATCGCATCGGCGAGGGCCAAGAACTGCGCCTCGGGCCCCTTGTCGGCCAGGTCCTTGAGCTGCTTTTTCCCCAGGCCGATTTGGCCGAAGTCGTCGGCGAGGGCCTTCGACCCGTTGGCGGCGTCAAACATGCGCTCCGAGACATCGGCGATGATCTGTGAGGTCTCGTCGCCGGCGATGCCCACCGACTCGATCGCGAACTTTAGGCTAGTGAAAAACTCGGTGCTCACTCCAAGGGATTCGGACATTCGCCCGACTTCATCTGCGGTGCGAGCGAATCCGACGGTGATCGAGTTGAGGGCGGCTCCCCCGACGGCCAGCGCGATCATCCCCTTCAGGTTCGTGAGGAACCCGCCCATGCGGTCCTTGAGCGCGTTCGCCTGTTTGGCGGCGAAGCTCATGTTAGTGACGGCCTGCCCGGTCGTGCGATTCACGGCCGCCAACTTCCCCCCATCGATGCCGAAGGTGAACCTGGTAAAGACAGATTTGAGAGCGCCGCCGAGTGCCATATCTAGGGCGGGCTCCTAAGGTCCCGCATGCGCTTATGGTAGTACGACCCTAGCACCTGGTCACGCGTCCACTGCTCGGCCAGGACGTGAGGCTCATGGCCGTGATAGGCGCAGAGGTACCAGTGTTCATGGCCGAGCCACCGCGTTCCGAACTTGCCGATCAGCCGGTCGGCTTCGTCTTGCCTGGATTTCCAGCGTCGCTCGCCCCCGTCGTCTCGATGCTCAGCATTGATAGCTGCGGTATCGCGTTTACCAGCTCGCTGAATAGCGTGCTCCAGGTCCACGATTCGGCTCGGCCAAAAGGGCTGAAATTTGTGGTGAGCACCCAGCCTAGGACCAGGAATAGCTCGGCCGAGTTGCCGCCTGTATAGAGCGTGTCAAACCAATCGCCAGGCTCTGATGGGTGCTTTGATCCGAGCAGCACGAACTCGTCCGGGTCGTCCTCCTTGCCCGACAGGGCCGGGGCCGCGACGTAGGTTTGCTTGAGGACCCGCCGCACAAACGCGGCGCCGCCGGCCTTGATGATGCCTGCCGGGAGATTGGACACAGCGCGCCCTAGGGTCTCGCCTGAGGCGTTGTCGGTCTTGGATGGGTCTAGGGTGTACTTGCCGTCATCGCCGACGGTGAACAGTGCCGCGGCGAACTCGACAACGGGGCCCGCAACCGCGCCAGTGATGACGCCCAGCTCGAGCTGGATCGCGACGCACTCGTCAAACTTGTAAGGCTTCGTCCGGTAGACGTGCCCCTTGATTTCCGTGGTGAACATTTACCCTCCTACGTGTTGGTTATAGCAGCTCGTTTGCGCCGCCCGTGGATTTTGCGTTGGCGATCAGAACGGTGAACTCGTATGGGTTGCCGCTGTCGCCCCAGGCCTCTTTTGGCATCTTCTCGTAGATAGCCTGAGGGCTCGAGATCACCGTGTCGCTGTGCAGATCGGCGAACATGAAGATAAAACTCCGTCCGGTAAGCATCTGATTCTTGATCAGCGGGATCAGCGCGTTGCCCTGCATGAGCCGGAAAGTCAGTTTGCTCGTGCCGTTGTGCTTTTTGACGGCCGTAATCTCTCCGTGGGATCCCTTCTCAAGGACCCAGTCGACATCGTCGAAATCGTGACTGATGGCCTCGCCGTCGGCATAGCCGCCCATGGCGATGGCCCCGCATTTGAGCAGGGTGAAATTGACATCTACAACGTGAGCTGGCATGGCTTACCTCTTAGGCGTCGAGCACAGTGATGTTTACGGTGACAGTCTGGATGCCGTTGGCCAGGATGCTGGATGCGGCGAATGTGTAGGCACGACTCGCGCGGACAGCGCTCGAAATGTCCTCGAGCTTCGGCACGGTGAGCGTGCTAGAATCCGGGACGAAGTGACCAACACTGACGCGCTCGCCTTGGTCCTGGACCGAGACGACGTTGGCGGCCAGGTCCTGCATCCCCTGTTGGGTATATGGAACCTTGGTCTTGAGTGCGGCCTTGTCCTGCAGGTCCTGGACGATGCGCTCCTTGGCGCGGGCTGAGAACCAGTCAGCACTGAGGGTCTGGTCGCAGAAGTCGCCGCCGCCCATGGTGCCGGGGAAAATGATGTCGTTGCCGAGCTCGGGCAGGTAGACGTTTCCGTTGACTCCCAGTATATTCGCCTTCTCGGTGTCGGTGATGTCGTTGGCGGTGTACGTCCCGGTCGCGGTCTGACGGGCCAGGGTCGTGGTTCCGACGTCTGGGTCAACGACGAAGAAGGCGGCGGCCAGAGCGACGGTCAACTCCTCAGTGTCGGTGGCGTGGTAAAGCACCATCGTCCGATTGGTTGCCGCGGTGTTGACGGCGTCGCCGACGTTCGTCGCACCCGGGGTGCCGGCCAGGAAAGCAGCGTCTGAGGACTGGGCGAACTGTTGCACGTATGCACTGGCTACCCAGGTGTCAGCCGTCACGATCTGCAGGATGGCCCGGCTCTGGAGGCACAGACAATAGAACGGTTGCGCGGCAAATGCGGCGTCAAGGCTGTCTTCCAACTCGCCGCCTCCCGCCTCGTCGTCGACCTCGCAAACCATAAAACGAGGAGGGTGCAGCGGCTGTGCGAAAAACGCCTCGGCGGCTGCGGCGGCCTGAGTGCTAGCAGCCAGCTCGGTGTCGGCTCGCGCGGCAGCAATGGACTCGTAGACCTTGTGGACGCCGGTGGCGAATACCACGTCGTTGGAGCCGTAGCAAATCAGCCCGAACTCGGCGCGCGCCACAGCCCCGGCCGTCTTCAAGATGTTGATGATGACGTTGTTGTTGAGGTTCGCGGCCATGTCGTCTCCCTAGGTCGTAAGGACCGGCACCACCGTCTCGATGGCGTCAATCTCTGAGGTATCGCGCTCGGCCCACGAGATCGTAAACTGTGCCGTTGCGCGGGCCTCTCTTGTGGTGTCTAGTATGTCCGCGGCATTCGTGACCGTCACACCGCCGCCGACCTTTACCGTGAATTTGTTTGTGGCAAAAAACTCTTGAACGTCCGGGCGAGCCAGAGTGATGCGCAATAGGCGGGCCCTCTCGACGCTTCCATCGCCATACAGGGCGACGACCATCTGCCCGGCTAGGACCTGGTCTAGGTGATAGGGGTACCTCAGTCCAGCGGCCAGGACTGCTGGCCATCCGGCCGTATCCTGGGCCCAACCGTGCGGGGTGCTCCATCCCTCGGTGTCGTCAGTGTCGATGATGATCGCGGCGTAGGGGAGGGCTACCGGTCGCGGGGCGTCCGATTTGAGGTGGTCGCTATTGATCACGGCCGTCAGCGGCGTAGTCTGCCCGGTTACCAGCACGAGGCGCACCCAGGAGCGGGCAAGGGCCATGGGGTCAACAGTCATGGGGACCCCGGCTCATCGTCGCCCACCTGAATCATCACGTATTCCTGATGGGGCAGGCCCGTGGTGTGGGCGGACCAATTGCCGATGGACTGCACGTTGTACGAGCGGCCCTGGAATAGGACGCGGTCGGGGCGCAGCTTGGACGAGATGTCCACCGTGATGAGTTGCATCTGGCCGGCCGGGGCGTACATGACGAAGCGCGCCGATGTCCGGTTGCCGCCGGGCAGGTCTTCCATCAGCTCTGGGGTGATCGGCTGCACCGAGGCCGTGATGGTGAGGCCGGTGGCAACGGTGCCGTCGGTCCACTCGCCGTCTGTGCCCCAGGACCCGGCCGCGTAGCGCGTGACCGGCATTGTGACAGCTCCAAGGATCATCGCCCGGCCGCCTTGGCCAGCTTGCGCGCCTGTCGCTTGGCCTTGGCCAGTTGCCGCGCAGCGTCCTTGGATGGGTTGTCGACGATCTCCCAGTCGATGGTGTTGAGTAGTAGCCCAGTGTCACGGTGGCCGCTCCGTAGCACGTCGGCCTTGTAGACCATGGCCAGGCGGGCTCCGATCTGGGTGATGGCCCTGACACCGCTTGCGCCATCGAGGGCGGTTTCCATGGCCACCGTGGCTCGGCTGTGGACGAACTGGCTCTGGCGATCCATCGAGGCCATCCACATACTAGGGAGCTTCGGGCGCTTGCCGGCCTCGAAGCCCACCACGGCCGCGACCTTGGCCACGTCCACTCTCTTGCGCTTTGCCCGGCGCCCGTAGGTTGCCGCTGGGTTCTTCTTGGACCGGTACGCCGACAGCATTGACCGTTTGCGCTCCCCTGAGTTGAGGGCGGCGAAGCGTCCGGCCGTGTCGTTGATCCTGCTTTTCGTTCCGACCCATCCAGCGGGGTACTTGGTCCCGGCCCTCAGGATGCCCACGCGGAGCTCGACTGAGCCGAGCTTGATCATCTGACGGACAAATGCCTCGTAGCGGTCATCATTGACCGAGACCCCAAAATTGCGGCGGGTGCCCATTAGAGGATGCCCTTGATGATCCCTCGCAGGGATGACCAGTGCCATTTCGGCGCGGCGGCCTCAAGGGCGATTTTGCCCATGGGGGTAGTGTCGGTGCCGCCAGAGGGCGCGCCGTAGGTCTCGGCCAGCTGCCCAGTCTTGACGCTCAGGGCAGCCGGGCTACCAGTGGATCCAAGGGTTGACGTGTAGTAGTCATCGCAGGCCCTGACGTACTCCCAGACCCCTGACTCGATGGTGGGGGGCTGGGCAACGTCGGCCCCGTCGTCGTCGGTAAATGGGTTCTGCAGATACCAGTCGGCAACGTAGGTAGCCTCAAGGTACCACTGGCCCAGGCGGACATCACGGGCGGCGTCGGCCCCGTCAGTGATCCCAGCATAGGCGTAGAATGCCGCCTGATCGGCGGGCGTGTCCCAGCTCAGCGTATCCTTGACGAGCGCCAAGGGCTAGTCCTTGACCACGACCTTAGGATCGGGTGCGGGGGCGAGCTTGGCCACAGCGGCCTTGGCGGCAGTCTGCTCGGCCTTGATGGCCTTGACTGTTGCCGTCCAATCCTTTTTGGCCTTGGGGGTCTCGGCCGAAGCCAAGCGCTTCTCGGCGGAGGCCAGCCGCTTCTCGATCATGGCCAGGGCGTCCTTTGCCTCGACCAGCGGGCGCAATGCCTCGTTCTCGGCGCGGTGCTTCTTGGCCTTGGCCCGGCGGGATTCCTTGTCCTTGGCGCGCGCCTCGCAGGCCTCTTTTTCGATCTTCTGCAGCCTCGCCCAGTCCTCTGGCCCGAAGACACGGGCGAGCCCGTTTTTGATCTTCTTGTCGGCCACGCGAGAGGGGAGCAGGACGCTGTCCCCGACGGCATAGTTCCTGTACGGCTTGTCCTGGATAATGACTCGTTTGCTTGACATTTGCTACTCCTGCTCGGTCCTGGGTAAGGGGCCAGCCCCCGGGCGCCGAAGGGTGAAGCGCCCAGGGGAGGCCCGGCTAACTATCAGCTCGGGGCGGCGTCCCAGGTGCCGTACACGTAGGCAGCGGTGGAGAGGATCGCGTGAGCCAAGGTCTCCTCGTAGCGAACGGTAATTTCGTTCTTCGCGAACTGCGCATCGATCCAGCCGAAGCTCAGCTCGGAGCTTTGCTGGTCGAGCAGCTCAGACGCTTCGGCGAAGTCGATTACGAAGAAGTCACCGGGGATGACGGCGTCGCTCAGAATGATCGGGTATCCGTCGAGCACCCAGGTGCTTCCGACGCGCTCGAATGGAATGCGGCCGAAATCGGTTGCCATGAGATACTGGCCGGTGCTGTCCTTGAGCTTCCGCATTTTGCGGAGGTCAATCTTGTTGATCACGAAGGTGCAGTTTTCGCCGACGACGAGGTCCTTGGCGGCCAGGATGGCATCGATCAAGTTGTCGCCGACAACGCCGTCCGTGCTCCAGGTGTAGGTCTGGACGTCGTCGTCGTTCGAGAAGCCTGCCAGCTCGTTGGCGTTGTCGTCGTCGCCGTAAAGCAGATGCCAGGCGATGTTACGGCGCATGCGCATTGGCAGTTTCTGCCGGATCCACGCGTCGAGCGTCTGGGCGGCGTTGAGGCGCTGCTGGGTCACGCCGATCAACTCGGCCAGGGTCTTGAGATTGACCGTCTCCTGGGTCATCTCCAGGTAACCGTAGGGCTTGGTTCCACTCTCTGCGGTGGCGCCGAACTGCTCGGATGTGATGTCGATTCCCACCGCGGCGTCAAAATCCAGATCGTCGGTGTCGAAGGTGACGACCTTAGTAGAGGTGTTGATGCTGACGATCTGCTTGCGCTCGGTGCCGGAGGCCGCGAAAAACCGCACGTAGGTTCCAGCGACGAAGCCGTCCACGCTGGTGAATGTACAGGTCGTCTTGGCGGTCGGGTCGCCGTCGATCTCGACTGCCAGGGTCGTGTGGACGTAGCCCGTCAGGGATTTGGCGGTTTCCTTGCGGTACCGGTAGGTCTCGGCGCCTGGCATCGGGACGCCTGGGATCATGGGGATGAACCCGTCCACGCTCTCCTCGGGGTCGCTGACGATTGCCGAGCGGCGGGCGTCGTAACTCATGTCCTCGAGCTCGGTAGCGCCGAGGATAGTGGCCTTGGACCCGGACTGGGTGGCGAGCATCTTGGCGATTGAACCGCCGCCATTTTTGAAGCTCTGGGACTGGCCCTTGATCTCGTGCGAGAAGGTCGAGCCCTTGGTTTTCAGGAACTGCTGGAAGTCCTTGTCTGAGTGGATGATCTGGCCAACGGTCTGGGCGCGCTGCGCCTTGGCGCCGCCGGGGCTCTGTAGCACCTGCTCGATCAAATCCATGCGCTGTTTGAAGTTGTCCAACACCTCGGTGTTGTCGACCGGGCCGGCATCCTCAAGGCGCTTGAGGCCTTCCTCGATGGACTTGATCTGCTCGCGGAGCGGGGAGATGTCCGGGATCTGCTCCGTGATCGCTTCGATGTCTGCCTTGATCAGGGCGATCCCTGACTCCATAGCTTTGGCTGCGGCGAGGCTGGCCTCGTCGTTGCCCTTGTCGGCTTTGGTCTTGTTGAGGGCCGTGCTTCCAGCCCGCGGTGTCGTGTCACCCATTTGTCAGTCTCCAGTGCTTTGCGAAAATCGCATTGATATCCGCGGCGGACAATCCGCTCGCGGGCTGTATTGCTTTCGGTTCCTCGCCGCCCTCGGGGGCCAACTCGATGAATGCTTTATCGTTGGCGCCGAACCCAGTGGTTACCGCCGACACCTCGATCAGGTCAAGCTTGGTCAGGTGCCAGACGCCGTCCTCGGACTTCTCCCAGCCCCTTACATTGTAGGCGAAGCTCGACGATCGCACCGCCCCGGACTCGATCAGCCGGACCACATCCGCACCTAGCGCAGTTTCCGCAATTTGACCCGCGAACCTCAGGCCCACGGCGTCCTCCGACAATGCGGTGGTCAAGCCTATCGGCAGCGTGTATCGATCGTGCATCCATAGCAGCGGTACCTGTTTCCCGGGGTTGCCAGTGAGCCAATCCGCAAAGGCGCCCTGATCCACGATCTCCTCGTATGAGTCGAGGTTCCCAAAGACGCTGGTGTAGCCCTGTACGTCGGTAGCCATGGTTTCTATTCTGCCCCTTCTGCGGGCTCGGTCACATCGCCGTCGCTACGCCCTGCTATGATCTCGGCAGTGTTGTACACCTCGAGCTCTTCGACGAACTGCAGGTCTAGACCGACCTCGGATGCTGCGGTATTGGCAGTGTGCCCGAGGCCTTGGATTTTCTTTGCTACGTCCAGCTTGGCGTCCATCAGCATCACGCCGATATTGGTTCGGCTCACGTCGTACCAGAGACGCGTGCTAGTGCCGTAGATCGGCCAGATGGCCTGGCTATTCAGCGCGCCGTATAGGTCGTGGTTCATCGGGAAAAGCACGTTCATCCACCAGGCCTGAAATGCCTTGTCGAAGTTCTGCAGAGTGGCGTTTGCATAGTCCCCGATCATCGGCGGCGGGGTCTGGCAGATGGCAAGTATTTCGTTCTTGCTGAAGTTGCGGGTGTCGAATACCTGCAGTTCCTCGGACGTCGGAGGGCTGGCAATCTCGGCACCACCGCCCAGAATGATCGGCTTCCCGTCGTCGGCGCTCTCCTGATAGTCGGCCTCGAGCTTGGCCAGGATCGCGGCCTCCTGGTCGTCCGTGGCACCCATGCCCCACGCGTCCTTGACGGTGATAATCAGGCCGTGCGACAGCCTGTTTTCCATGTTGTAGCGCTGGCGATTCGACGCGATGGCGTCGGTCTCGATGGCGTTTGTGGCCACGGCCATTGGGGCGATCCCGTCCCAGAGGCTGCCGGCGGTGGGCGTCATGATGTTGACCAACTCGTTCAACTCAAGGTGAGGCGAGCCGTCGTTGAGGTCCCAGCCGTCTAGCAGCCCGTCCTGTTTGTTCTCGATGCCCTCGACAGTGGCCGGACTCATGAGAGGAAACAGGGCCGAGACCCGCTGCCGCGTCGGCGAGTCATTCATAATCGCGGGCTTCAGGAAGGCGTTTCCAGTCGCCGGGAGTTGCATAAAGATGGTCTGGGCTAGTTGCTTCCATGACCAGCGTGGCCACCGCGGGGTATTGTTGAAGGGCACGGCGAGCAGGTTGTTTAGCTCGTGTTCTCGGTTGCGCTCCCAATCACCGGTTGCGTCCTTGGTCTGTACGATGGGCGGGAGGTCCGAGGCGGCGCGGGCATTGGCCACCACGCAGGCGTAGAACCAGGTGGAAGCGGCGATTGCCTGGTCAAGGACATCGGACGCGAACGTCGGGATCCGCATGAATCCCGAGGCGTCCGGGGCGCTCATCCAGGTGATCGACTTCTTTCCCGTCATGTGGAGGGCTGCGGAGTTCAAGTCCATCCGGCCGGCTGCGTGCTCGCCACGGGCAAAGCTCGCCCGCTCGGCAAAGGTGGCCGACGGTAGCGCCCCAGGGGGTCCGCCCTTGCGTCCGAATAGCCGATCTCTCCAAGCCATTAACCACCTGCTCGCGCCGAGAAGAACCCGGGCTTCCTAGTTCTAAGCCAATTTAACGCTTGCGTCATTGCGTCGACCTGGTCATCGCGGCGGCGATTCGGGAAGCCGCACACCTCGGCCATGAAGTTTCCTTTGTCCGTGGCCACCCAGGGGCGGCCGTTCTTTGGCGGAAGGTACACCCGGCCAGGCTCTTCGTCGCTGACTATGCGCTGGCAGGAGATAGCCCGCTTGATTTTGCTCCCCTTGCCACGGACGGGGACGGCCTCGAGCACGCGCCGAGGGACAACCGTCTGCAGGTCGGCGATCACATCTGGCCCGTTGGCGGCCTCCTCAATGAGGATCTTGTGGATTTTCGGCCACTTCTCAAACTGCTCGGCGATCATATTGCCGCTCTGGATTTGGTTTAGCTTCTCGCGGACCTGGGCGATGAGGTACCGGTCGAGGCCGTGGGCGCCCCACAATTGGCCCACGACGTAGTCCGTGTCCTTGGTCGCGCGCTTGTTGAGCGTCAGGTCGTTGAGGTCCCAGCTCCCGATCAGGAGGTCGAAGGCCGGTAGCTCGTCCGGGTCCCAGAATTGGAACCACTGCTCCAGGAAAATCACGCCGTCGGCCGGCAGCGGGTCCTGTTGATACTGGCCTGCGTAGCCGATTCGCCCCAGCACGTCCTTGCGCCGCTGGGTCTCCTCGGCGTCGCAGATGGCCGGGAATAGCAGCTCGCCGATCTCTTCGCGGGGATCCTCGTGCAGGAGACGCCCGCAGCCGGCCCACGTCTTGTGCTTGTTGCCGTCGTACTCGTTGGGCAAGCAAAGGTGCGTCCAGCCGGCCTGCTCGAGCATGTGCCCGCTTGGGTCCCGCTCGTGCAGCCTTTGCATGATCAGGATACGGGGGACCGTTGGGCGGTTCTTGCGGGTGCTCAGGGACTGGTCAAGCCACTGGTTTGTCTGCTCTAGTGCGGCTTTGTCGGCGTAGGCCTGGCTCGCATCGAGTGGATCGTCGATCAAAATGACGTCGCCGCGGATGCCGATGATCATCTGGCCAGTGGTCTTGGAGAGACGGAAGCCCCCGGCCGTGTTGGCAAAATACCCTTTGGCGTCCTGGCTTTTATTCCAGTCCCATTGCGGGATGAAGGTGTCGCGGTACCACTTGGAGTCGCACAGCTCGTGCATGCGACGGGCGTCGCGTAGCACCACTTCGGACACCGCGCCCACCGCGATGATCTGCCAGTGCGGGGCTTTGATCCACTTCCAAGCCGGGTAGTAGACCGAGACCCCGAGGCTCTTGGCCATGCCCGGGGGCACATTGATCACCAGGTCCCCGATCTCCCCTGCGTCGGCAGCCACAATGTGCTCGCACATGGCAGGGATATGCCAGTTCCAGACTAGCTCAGTGGCCGGGTGATGGACGTCCCAGGCCCCTTTCCAGAAGGTTTCGAGGGATCGGGCGCACATCTCGGCGTGAATTGCTGCGCGGACATCTGCCTCGCTGAGGCGCGAGAAGACGGCCAGGGGGTTAGCTGTCGCCATCGCCATCACCGAATGCGGCTGCCAGGGCGTCTAGCGCCGCCTTACTGAGCCCGCCAAGGGCTGCCGCGGCCTCTAGCCTGATGGCCTCGCCGTCGGCGCCGGTGAGCTCCACGCGCTTTGGCACGGTGATCCCGTTGCGATCCAGGACTCCTGCGGCGGCGATGTAGCGCGTTGAGGCAGCTATCATGGGCTTGTCGCCGATGTAGTTCCCTTCCCTGTCGCGAATTGGGGCCCATGCGCCGCACCTGCAGGGGCCGACCTTGCCGTCCTCTCCGGCCCTGTCCTCGCAAATACAGGGGTCGGTGACCCGGCCGGCGGCCACAGACATGGCTACCTCGGCCATTTCCTCGCCGCGGTCCATCAGTTTTTGGCGGATTCTGGCCCGGGTCTGCTCGTGCTTTGCGGCGGCGGCGGCCAGTTCTTGGACGTCGTAGGCCCCGGCGCGCTCGGTCCAGTTGTGCCGGACGCTCCACGTCCTCAGTGACGGGTACCGGTGGCCATGCTCCTCAGCGCAAGTTGTGAGCTTCCGGCCAGGGCCTAGTTGCAGGAAATCGTGAAACGCACCGAAGGCTTTGGGGCTCTCGGACTTCAGCTTTGCCCAGGGGTCGGCCATTGCCCAAGGATACGGCGTAGTGAGCCGATCGTCACGTCATGCGGAATATTGCCTATCAATGCGTATCGTGAAAATTCTATAACCAGTGAAATTTATTGCGAAATTTGTGAATCGCGCGCGGAGCCCAACCAACGGGGTCCACAGCCCCAGATCGTCATTTGGGAGGGGGGCCTGGCAAATGTGTCTCTAATACCCCTCTAGCTGCCAGAATTTGGCACTTTAGCTTTTAGAGGCCCGCAAAGGCCTATAAACAAAGGACTTGCCAGCCACCTCGGGAAGTCCCTATAGAATAAGGACTTGCGGGGTACCGGAAGTGCCTATAAACAGTGGGCTTGCGGGGGTCAATTGGGGCAGAACCACATCATCCTCAGCCTGGCATTCTCCTTGCGGAGCCTAAGGATCTCAACACGCTCATCGGCGTGAGTTCTCGTGTGGTGACTCTTGTCGCACATCTCCAGGTTGCCGATGTCGTTGTCGGTCTTGACCCCGTTGATGTGATGAACCACCTCGCTAGCCTTCAGTGGCCTGCCAAGATGCCGAGCCATTACGATCCTGTGCTCAGGGCATCCACCTCGCTCATCAAGCATGGCCTTGAATGCAGAGCGATCGATGGCAGGGATGGCGTGCTTTGGGCTGTATATATACCCTCCGCGCAGATATCCATCCTTGTGCGACCGGGAAGCCTGGGAGCATGCAGGGGAGCAGAATCGCTTGGCCTTTCCGCGGTATGTGCCACCGCATTCTGCGCAAACCTTTAGCCTTGATGCGAGCAAGCGCTCCCTTGCTCGATGGGCAGCCTGCTTCTTACGCTGCCGGGCTACTGCATCGCGCCTCAGGGCTCTGCACTCACTGCAGTAGTAGCCGTTCTTGGGGACGTACGAGCGGTAATGCTCGACGCCGCAGTCAAGGCACACGCAATTAGCCTCGCGCGCAATGGATGCGCCGAAGCATGCCCTAGTGCAGAAGTGGTGCTCGGTGCGCCTTACATAGCTGCCCTTCTTGCTGAACTCAGCTCCGCATGTCTCGCATGTCACCATGATGTAGCTCGTCATGCTCAATCCTCCTCTAAATCCCCTACCAAGACAATACTCAGTAGGGCCACACCACGTGCCAGCTGGCACTATTCTTAGCCCGCAGGCGCGGCTGCGCGCGTGTCCTAGTCCTGGGCTATCCCCTCGGCCGCCTCACCCAAATCCCTCCCCGACAGCGACGCCACTATCATCTTGAACGCCATGAGCTCGGCCCGCTTCCTTGGCACACCTGCCATGCCAAGCCGCCGCACCGTAACGTGCCAGTGCTGCTGTAGGCCATTCTCCCAGAGCC